CTAAAAATCCTTTTGCTCCAATTATTACCCGAAGGGCAACATATTCGGAAAATGCGGTATTTAGCAAAAAGGGTATAAAAGTAGAAAAAATTACACCAACACCTTCTATTCCTTTGGTTGATAGTTATAGTATTTTAGACGACGGTTATGGTAATGAACAATTCTATGGAAAGGCTACACCACTTACTTTACAAGAGGCGGCTGAACATTATAAGGAAACAGTCGTAGATTATGATGAAGTAAATGTTAATAGGGTTATGCCTGAAGATAAACCCTATGATGCACCTTACGCTCAATTAGTTGATAAACCGAAGCGTAAAATTTCTACAAATAAAGAACCCGTAAGTGATATGAAAGTGACCCTACCACAGATAAGAACTATTCTACAACCTATCTCCAATGCTGATTTTAATGACTTTATTATCTCATTAGATGAATTTATTGATACAGGTTCTTCACCTCTCATAGAGGAATACCGAGAAAATAACCCCGGAGATTTTACAGATATTATGGCTTTAGTAGATACAACATCTACCACCACATCGGTTGATGAAGATAGATATTTAGATAAATTACTTATGATGGTAAATAAAAAATCAATTGATTTTAATAGAACTGCGAGTAATAATAGAGTTTCTTTACAGGTCACAGAAAAAGATGGATATAAAAAAGAACCTAATAGATTAATTTTACCCGTCAATGAAGACCTATCCAATAAATTTGGCGAAATTTCCCAATGGCTGGGTAAGAATTATGAACCAGTTCCGGCAGTAAAGGATGAGAATTTATTTATACAAAAACTCGTAAGAGGTATCAATGAAACAGTAGATGATAAGGGTGGTAATAATTCTATTGCATACGCAATTCAACATATGATAAATAATAACTTGGCCGATAGATTCTCAAACCAAATAGTAGTCACTGGGAGATATTTAGATGCCAATACAGAACAGCAAAAGTTTAGGGAATTCATTAGCACACAAGCAAGAAAAAATATGAAATTATTGGAAAATGTAGCCACCTTCCTACATAGAGGAAAACAAATGTCGAGTTTTCTTACAGAAGACCAAATGAATCAAGCGAATGAAATGCTACAACAACAGGTAGGTAGTAAGCCATTTGGTAGATATTTCCTCGCAGAAATACCTTCTGCTCAATTACAAAGAAAACCTAAGAGTAATTTAGCGACAAGATTAGGTGCTACGGGAAGAAAGAAAACAGGGGAAAGTATAGTAGTAGGAGAACAAGAACCACCAAAACAGCGAAAACAAGGCCCAAAAAATAAACTACCAAAGCAAACTAAACCAACTTTATATCCCAAAGATACTGCTCGCAATAAAAAGAAATTAAATTATCCAGAAGATTATGAACCTATGCCCGGAATTTATTCTGGAGAACTTACAGAAAACCAAAAAGAAGTATTAGCGGATATTAGGCAATCGTATAAAATTAACATACCTCCTTCTACTAAGACTATTGAAGATAATAAAAAGAAACTTGAACAGGCAAGGGCCGAAGCCGAAGAAATGTCACCTGAAGAAGAGGAGGCAAATTTACAAGAATGGACAGACCGACTTGTAGAAATTGCCTTGAAGAATAAAGGTAAAACCGACTATGAACCATATACGGGTAGAAAAAGAACCTTAATGCTGGGTCGTATGGTGGGTGAAGAAAAAAATAAAAAGTTTGAACTATATACTCAAGCCGAACTGAGAGAAAAAATACTCGAAAATGTTAAGAGCGGTGGAGAACCATTTGCAGGTTTGTATGTAAAATCAGGTTCAGTTTCAAAGGCAGACCTATCGGGCCTTTCTACTAAAGAAAGGCGTAAGGTTAAAACCATGCTTCAAAACGCCCATCCAACAGAATACTTCGGTGAGGATTACCTCCGATTGGGCAAAGTTATAAATATAATTGACGGTTTAGCGGAAGATGAAGAGGCAGAACTCTTGGAGAAATTGGGAGTTAAAAATCTACAAATGGTAAAGACAGCCGCATCACTAAGAAAGAAATATGAAAATCTATACAAAAAACTATACGACATGGTATATGATGAGGAGGAATAAAAATGGAAGAAGAAACAACAGTTGAAATTTTAGAAATATTGAAGGCCCTATCCGACAAGGTTAAGGATTTAGAAAGAAAATTAGCAGATTCGGACACAGCAATTATGAAGGCTGGATTTGTCCGAAGCCCAAGACCGAGTGCAAAAACCCAAGCAGGTATGCCTAATGGTGATGTGATTTCAAAAATGGATTGGAGTGATTTAGATACACTTGTTAAAAATTTGGAGGGAACAATATGAGTAAAAAAGAGGAAATGATAGCCGATAACGCAGATATTAGAAGTGCAGAAGTTTTAACACAATTGACCGAACTTACGGTATTACTTACAAACGCATTAGGTTATGAACCAGCAGATGCACAAAAGGATGAAAAGGCTGGAAAGCAAGTTAATGTTGAACGCTTGGCGGCTAAACCAATTACAAAGGAACAAACAATGGTTAAGAGAAATTATCAAAGTAAATTAATGCCGGAAAATATGACCTACAAGGCAGAACCGGATGAAGAAGAAATACGAATCGAGTCCGAGGGTAATGCAGAAGATTCACAGGATAAAGATGTTGAGGCCGCATTGGAAACAGCACTTGGAAAACTTAAGCGTCTTCGCCATACATTAACAATTAATGAAGATGCTGCATTAACTCCAAGCGATGAAATGGTGTGAGGGTAATGGTATTTACTCAATTTGATAGTGTAGTAAAAAATGTTTCTTCATTGAGAAATATGGTTCGTGCTACATTTTTAAGTGCGAGAGAAAACCCTAAAGCGTATGAAAAGGATTGGCAAAAATTAGTGGTCGAACTTAGAGAATTATTAAAAGACCCTAAACTCAAGGAACAGTTTCCTAATATAGATGATAGCGTATTATTTTCAGATGATTCTTTTTCGGTTAACAATGAGAAGGCAGGTAATATATACGACTATTTTAATAATAAATCTTCACCCGCTGTTTTAGTTAAGCAGGATAGGCCTGAAAAATTTATAGAACCCAATAAGCCAATGTATCGAATATTTGAAATAGACGATATGAAAGAAATTAAAGGGCTTACAACAGAATATGTTGTCCAAGAAAAATACGACGGCCTACGAATACAGATTCATAAATTTGATAACGAAGTTAAAATATACACATTTAATGCAAGGGACATTACAGACAAAATGCCTCAATGTGTAAAGGTATTAGAGGACCGTGTTTTTCCTAATTGTATTTTGGATGCAGAAGCAGTAATGTATAAAGATGGAGAAGCATTAGTTCGTGCTGAAACTCTCGCACATATTAATAGAAAGGTCACAGATGAGGCAGATATAAAGGCACATGTTTTTGATATTATGTATTTTGAAGACAAGTCGGTTGCTTCGGATAAATTAGAAGAGCGACTAATGATTCTTATGAAAAACTTTTCAGCAAATGCAGACGAATATGTATTATTCCCTAATAAGAATAATACGAGAGATGCCGATTCATTAGCAGAAATTGAAGAATATGCTATGGATATAATGAAAAATCCTGCCTCCGAGGGGGTAGTAATTAAGGATGCTAAATCTTCCTATGTCATTGGTAAAAAGAAAAACCCTAAATGGATTAAGTGGAAAAAATTTGTTGACTTAGATGTTATGGTCTTGGATAAGAAGGAAAATAAAAATGGGACATTTGGATATACAATGGGTATTGGGCCAGTTGAAGAAGACTCTATTAAGGCAGTAGAGATGGAGGGAGATTTTTACATGAATGTAGGAAAGACTACCAACACTAAAAAAGATGTTGAGGTCGGAACTATTATTCGTGTTATGGCTGATGAAATTATGGGTAATCCTAAGAAGGGTTTTTCATTATTTAATTCAAAGTTTCACGAAATCCCTGAAGTAAAATTACCGGACAAATTAATTACTCTTGAATTTTTAACAACGGGTGGTAAAAAAAGTCTTGGTGACTACAAAATTGACGCTCTTACAAAGTCGTATGAAATTACAGACGGAATACACGGTGTTGCTAAATTAAACACTCAACTTGATTTAGAAGGATTTGTATTTCATGGATTTAAGGATGATAACCTAATGTCTAAAAATGCCTCTTTAGATATAGATTTTTGGAAACAGGAATTAAAGGAAGCCTATGGTAAAGATAATGGTAGATTTTTTGTCTTTGTAAAACAGTTGCTTATGGACTATGGGACCTTATCGACAAATGATATTTTTAGTCGGGCAGTTAAACATGACCCTAAAATGATAAACAGACTTTTTGGTAATGATGCAAAGGCAGAAGGAAAAATGAAAGACCGCTTAATGAAGGCCGGAGATACATACGGTATTTTGTATTCTGCCGGTAAATTTTCACATGACGACGATGTTTTAACTAAAGCCGAAACAAGAAATGGCGAATTTGAACTTTGGATTACAGATAGTGGGTATTTACATTTTGTTATAATTTATAAAGGTAGAAAAATGGCTTGGGAAATACGAGTAAGCGGTGATGAACAAATTTATGATTTCTTAGGTGAATCTGGAAAATACCCATGTAAGCAAATTACAAAACCTGAAACAGACAATCTTCTTGAAAGAGGTCCGATGATTTTAGGCGCACAAAGAAAGGGCTACCATGAGTATATTTTAAATGGGGAAGAGGTAAAAACAAAACTACATTGTAGATATTTGCCCGTTAAGGGTAAAGAGATGTGGCTTGCTTGGACTGGTTATGAAACAAAACCTGCACCAAAATCAAGTGACTCCGGCTTAATTAACATATATGAAGATGATTCCTCGGATTAAATACTTTTATATAGTTCATAGAATACAGGACCTATTATGCAGTTGAAAACACCCATGTTTGGTAATGAACCAAATAGTGGCGGAGAACTCGTAATTCTTAAGTCTAATAACGAATGTGTTATTGCTGGCTACGCATCTGTTGATGTGGTGGATAAGCAAAATGATAAGATTACTTTAGGGGCAATTCGTGAAGCGGCTGACAAGTTTATGAAGCAGGACCGATATAGAAATGTTATGATTACTCATTCTAATGTTCAAGTCGGTGAAGTAGTAGACCAATATACAGATTCCAATGGTAAAGTCCTAAAAACAGGCGTTGATGATACAGGGTTTTTTGTAGTGATAAAATTAAGAAATGATATTGAAAAGGCTAAAGAGGTTGCACGAGATATAAGAAAAGGCAACCTTCGCTCTTTTTCGATAGGTGGACAGGCAATAAACAAGACAAATAAGTATGACTCCGATACCGGTAGTTATAAAGAAATTGATAAACTTGAATTGCATGAAATCACCATATGCGAAGAGGGCATAAACCCTGAAGCAAAATTTAACC